TGTCCCGGCGCCCGTCACCCACGCCTTCCACATTGCCCCGCGCCTTGGCCTTGGCGATGGCCGAGGGCGTCACGCCCAAGGCATCGGAGGCCGCGCGCTGCGACGGATAGGTCACCCCGCGAATGGTGACCGGGTCGAGGCTTGCGGGCCCGGTCAGCAGGCCCTCAAGCGTCCCTTTGTCGAGCCGGTGCTGCACCGCGCTCCGCGTGACCCCAAAGGCCCGGGCGGCCGCCGCTGCGCTCGGGTATTCGACGCCGCCGATCTTGATCTTGTTTGCCATCCCGGCCTCCGTGGGGTTACTATGTCACTTATCGCGCATTTTGCGCGGTAACGCAAGGGCAAATATCATGAAAATGATAGGACGGGGCGACAAAGTTTCACCGCGCGCGATCATCGCCAAGGCGCAGGGTGATGACCTGTCCGAGATCGAGCGCCTGGCCGCGAAATACACGCCCGGCCTGACCAAGGCGATCATGGCCTATCTCGATGCGATGCGGGGCTCGGTGGACCTCGTGGCCCTGGCCGAGGCGATCAAGTCAGGATCGGTCGACAAGGTGATCGGGCTTCTGGCCGGGGCCACGGCGGCGGCCGAGGAGAGCATCACCAATGCGCTGCAGGACGCGGTCTGGGGCGGCGCTGGGCTTGCGGCGGGGCAGATCAACCTCCAGCTCTCGGGCGCGCATTTCGCGTTCGACCGGCTGAACCCGCGCCTGATCGACTGGCTCAAGTCCTACAGCTTCAACCTGATCCGCCAGATCAATGACGGCACCAAGGAAGCGATCCGCGAGAAGCTTGTGGCGGGGATGAACCAGGGCGACAACCCGATCAAGACCGCGCGGGAAGTGCGCGGGGCCATCGGCCTGACCCGCCGCCAGCAGCTCGCGGTGTCGAACTACCGCAAGGAGCTTGAGACGTTCCATCAGCGCCGGTCCGGTGGGGGCTATAACCTAGGCCAGCCCATTGACCGCGTGAACGGCCGCCAGGTCTTTCGGCCCGATGAAGACGGCTTGCCCCGGGACGGGATCACCGAGCGCCGCCTGCGCGACTTCCGCTATGACGGCCAGCTGACCCGCGCCGTGACCACGGGCAAGCCCCTCAAGCCCGAGCAGATCGACAAGATGGTCGCGGCCTATGAGCGGAAATACCTGCGCCACCGCTCCGAAACCATCGCCCGGACCGAGGCCCTGCGCGCCACGAACTACGGCGTCCAAGACGCTTGGCGCCAAGCGATCCAGACCGGCAAGGCCAATGAGACGCTGGTCCGGCGCCTCTGGGTCATCGCCCGGGACGAGCGCCGGTGCGAGATCTGCAGCTCGATCCCCGGGATGAACCCCAAGCGCGGGGTGCAGTTCGGCCAGCCCTTCGCCACCCTCAAAGGTCCGGTCATGATGCCGCCGATCCACCCGAATTGCCGCTGCACGATCAGCATCCGCCAGTGGGAGCCGGTGCAGCTTGGCCTCTGACGACTGGCACCCGCTGGACGATGACGAGCCGCTGATCGAGCGGGACGCGCCCGCCGTGGTCTATCGACTGGAAAGGGCCTGGCGGTGCCGCGCCGTGCGCCTGGGCGAGGCCTATGGCGGGCTCTGGGCTTTCACGCGAGGCGATAAGCAGGCCGTGAGCTTTGGGGTGATCCTGCACGAGGGCGAGGCCATCCCGCCCGCGACCATGGCCGTGGCGTGGCCGCTGGTGACGCTCTCGGCCTTGCCGCTTATCGCGGTGGTGGGGGATCGGTGGGCCCGAGTAACGAGCCCAGATCAGGCACCTGCGGCTTCGGCTTTTCGTCCGGTGTGATCGTCAACCAGAAGCCCGAGGCCAAGGTGCGGATCACTTTCGCGGCCGCGCGCAAGGCGGTTTCCCCTGCCACGGACCAGCATTGCCCCGCCATCTGGTCAAGCTCGTTCGCCAGCGCTGTGAGACGCCGGTAGACCTCGACCGAGTGAAGGGAGCGGGGCTCTTCCATGCCTCGCCACCCTATCATTTCGGGCTGGTGCAGCAAGCTCATTGCCCTGATAGTGCCCTCGCATTCCGATGACAGACCGGGGGAAAACATGGCCGACAACATCCAGATCAAGGACGCGCTGGGCGCCTCCAAGACGATGCGCACCACGGACACCTCGGGCGCGGACCTGCATGTGCCGATCCATCGCCTCGACGGCCTGACCATCACGGGGACCGCTGGCCTTTCCGCGCTGAACACCGACCTCTTGAGCAACACGGTGAACGGCTGGGTCGATGTCTCGGCCTGGGCCTCGGGCGCGATCATGATAATCGCCTCGGCGGGCATCACGGCGGGCGGCGTCTTCTTCGAGCAGACCAACGATGCCTCGAACACCGCAGGCATCCCCCTGGAGGTCCGCGAACTCGGGTCGGTTTCGACCAACCCCCTCGTGGCCGGTATCACCATTTCTGCCTCGACCCGCCGCGCTTTCAGCTTCGGCGTCCTTTGCCGATACATCAGGGCCCGCGTGTCCTCGGCCTTTGTCGGCGGCACGGTGCAGGCCATCGCGCAGATGGCGAGCATCCCCTATTCGGCGCCGGTCATGAACGTCCAGCAGGGCAACGGCGCGCTCCTGGGCACGATCAACCTCGACAACGTGTGGTTTCAGGAAAGCGTGACGGCGCAGGCCGCCAATGCGACCGTGACCGGAACGTCGCGGCAGACAAACTCCGCATCCTCCGCTGGTTGCCAGTTCTCGAAGTTCAACGCCTATGCCTTCTCGGACGTGGCGGGCGGCGTCTTCAGGATCGAGGTCTCGGCCGACAGCACCACCTGGCGCAGGGCCACGGCCGACACCGCAGTCGCGGCGAACACCGGCGTCTTTCTGACCATCCCGGTCGTGGCCCGCTACGCCCGCGCCGTCTTCGTCAACGGGGCCAACGCGCAAGCCGCCTTCCTCCTGACCACCTCCTACACCGCAGGCTGACCATGACCGTGATCCGCAAAGACGGGCCCGATGCGGGCGATGTGCATGTGCCCACCACCGAGGGCAAGAAGCGCAAGAAGACCCAGCTGCAGGCCGCCATGGCGCTCCTGGAAAAGGCGGTCCGGCGCTGGCCCGCAGGCGCGGCCGGGGGCAGGGGCGGGCAGTTCGCCCCGACCAATGCAGGGGACGGCATGGGCGCGGCTTCTGGCGGCGCTGGGCGGCGTCATCCGGCCCCGCCTGACATTTCGCGCTTTGACCAGAGCCATGCCGGTGTGCGGCGCATCGCGACCCGCATGGCGGCCATGGATGCCGCCGCAGCCCGGGGCGACATCGAGGCGATCCGCAGCATGACCACGAGCCGGGGCAACAGCTATCTCCGCACCGAGGATAACTATCGCAACCAGCTCCTGCAGCACTTCGACCCGCAGGTCCGGCTGAACCGCTTGCGCGGGACGATGCCTCAAGCCCCGGACATCACCAGCGCGAACATGGCGAACCCAGCCGTGGTCTCGGCCCGCCGTCATGTCCATAACCTGCAGCAGATCCTCGCGAACAACCTCGACCCGACCGAGGCCTTGCTGAACTACGGCACCATCGGCAGCTCGCGCACCAACGGTTACACCAGGCAGGCCCAGTCCTATCACCTGGCCCTGCTTGCCCACTTCGCAGGGGGCGAGGCCGCAGCGGCCCGCGCGCCCGATGCCCCGGCACCTCGTGCGCCTCGTGCCCGCCCGCAGCTCGTGAGCCCCGCGCCCGCGCCGCAGCCCGAGGTCCGGGTGCAGCCCGTCTCGCCCTCGATCAGCCATACCGACACGATCCATCAGAGCGCGAACGGGATCGCCTTCTCCCGTGGTCAGGGCCGCTCGACCCAGCATGACGCGCCATTCGGCGGGGCCATCGGCAATGTCCGCAACACCACGTTCCGCGACGGGGACAAGACGCTCTCGGTCGATGACGCGGCCGTCTCGGGCTATGCCGCGAACCAGCAATCGGTGCGGATCTCCGAGCTGGGCTTCATCCCCCGCCCGAACGTGCCGCTGCAGGGCGTGACGGTGACCCGCGAGGGCCAGCTGCGAGGAGGGGCCGTTACGCCTTGGTCGACCGAGGCGCAGCGCCAGCTTGCCGTGGCCTACCTGAGCCAGCCCACCGCCCTGCAGAGCCGCGCCCGCGAGTATCAGCAGGGGACGTGGCAACCCGAGACGCCTGCGGTCCGTGCCGCCCGCGCCGAGGCCGCGCGCCAGGAAGGCGAGCGTTTGGCAGCGATGCAGCGCCAAGCGGCCATGCTTGAAGAGAGCCGCCGCGCCTCGGTCCCGGCCGCGTTCCGTGTCCAGGCCCGCCCGGGCAACAACGTGACCCGCACCACCACCACGGGCTATCAGTCCAACTCTTTCGTGGCCTCGTCCTTTGCCACCAAGGAAGGCATGGCGAACTTCGCCAAGACCCTGATCGCGGACTATGGGCAGGGCGTGAAGTTCACCGCTGCAATCGCGGCCAACGGAAGCCGCGCCGAGGTCGCATTCTCGGGCGACGATGGCACGGAAATGCGCCGCCAGTTCACCTCGAACCCGGACGGCTCCGTCTCGGTCTATCACGCCTATTTCAAGGCCGGGCGGAAGGGCGACGGTGCCGGCAAGCGGTTCTTCCGCGTGGCGATGGGCGAATACATGGCCGCAGGGGTCAAGGACGTGGGCGTCACCGCGAACCTCGACGTGGGCGGCTATGCCTGGGCGCGCTATGGCTATCTGCCCTCGAACAACGGCGTCTGGGACGGGCTCCGCAGCCAGCTCAAGGGCAAGCTGGATCGGATGACCGGCGTTTCCGATGCCGACAAGGCCGCGATGACGGCGATCCTGAACAAGCCGGACCGCCGCGCCCTTTGGGAGGTTTCGGACGCTCGCGCCTCCGATGGATCGACCATTGGGAAAAAATTGCTGCTCGGAACCAACTGGTCCGGTCGGATAGACTTGAATGATGAAGAGCAAATGCGTAGGTTCACCGCCTATGTATCACAAGGCTGATAGTGGAGAGGTGCCATGTCTGAGCCCGACAAGATTATCGAACATACGACCCAGGCCGAAACTGAGGGCCTGATCGACGGCATGCAGGACATGATGGGCGATGACATCCTGTCCTCGGATTACACGCTGGGCCAGCCGTGGCCCGGTGTGAACCGGATCACCTTGCCCGAGGCCTACCAGCGCCCGGGCCAGGTCGAGCGCGTCCCCGACGAAAAATAACGCACCGGTCCACTTAGCTCTTGTGCAGCACTCGCCCCGTGTTACCCCCGTATCATGCAAGTGATTGCGTGGGCCGCGAAGATCATGAAAATGACAGAGCGGTGCGAGGGACGGTGACGGAGTGGCGCAGCCGGTAGCGCGCTGGGCTCATAACCCGGAGGCCGCAGGTTCAAGTCCTGCCTCCGCAACCATCCCCTCGCTCATAGGCCCCCATCTCGGGGGCCTTTTGTTTTGCTGGGGGCCGAATGACCATCGGGATCACGTTCGAGTTCGAGAAGTCCGACAGCGAAGGCCGCTTCGTGCGCGGCTGGGCCTCGGTGGTATCCGTGGCCGGTGAGCCCGTGGTCGACTGGCAGGGCGATGTCACCACCATCGAAGAAGTCCGCAAGGCCGCCCATGAGTTCGTGACCAATGCCCGCGTGGCGAAGGCCATGCACCAGGGCTCCCCCGTGGGCGAAGTGGTCGAGAGCGTCATCGTGGATGACGAGTTCGCCAAGGCCATCGGCGCCACGACCGACAAGCGCGGCTGGTGGATCGGCATGGCGATCCATTCCGAGGCGATCCGCAAGCGCGTCCAGTCCCGCGAGCTGAAATCATTCTCGATTGGTGGACGCGGCAAGCGCACCAAAATGGAGGGCTGACCATGGCCGACAAGCACCTTTTGACCGACATGCAGATCCTCGAAATCAGCCTCGTGGACGAGCCCGCCAACCCGCAGGCCCATGTCGAGATCTTCAAACGCAAGGAGACCGACATGCCCAACTATTCCGCCGAGAACCCTGTGCCCATGCCGATCCTGGCCGGGGCTGTGGTCGCGGCCCTGAACGACCTCTCCGCGCAGATCGTGGAGAAAGCCTTGGCCGCAGGCTTTGCGGCTGACCCGAGCGCGGCCGCCCGTGCCGCGTCTCTGTTGCAGGAGACCGTCATGGATGGTGATGCCGTGACCAAGGCTCTGGCCGATGCCGAAGCCAAAGTGGAAGAACTCGCGAAGGCGCTGGCCGACAAGGACGGCGAGATCGCGAAGAGCGCGGGCCGTGTGACCGAGCTGGAAATCGTCCTCAAGGCCAAGGACGAGGAGATCGCCAAGGCCAAGAAGAAGAAGAAGTCCGAGGTGGACGCCAACGAAAACGGCGAGCCGGACGCTGACGAGGAAGAGGTGATGAAGTCCCTCCCCGAGGCGATCCGCAAGCGCCTGGAGGAGGCCGAGGCTTCCAAGGTCGAGCTGCAGAAGATGCGCGAGAAGGAAGAGCTTTCCACCGCCATCGCCAAGGCCAAGGGCATGGGCGTGGCCGAGCCGGAAAAGGTCGGCGCTCTGCTCCTGCGCATCGCCAAGGGCAAGACCACGACCGAGGACGCGCAGCTCCTGGAAGGCATCCTCAAGGGCGCGGCCGCCATCGGTGCCACCGCTGCGATCTTCAAGAGCATCGGCACCGCCGCCGTGGCCGAGATCAACGAAGATCCCGAGGCCTTCCTCAAGGCCAAGGCCGAGGAGATCTCGAAGGCCAAGGGCATCCCCTATGCCGCCGCCTACACCGAGGCGATGGACCAGAACCCGCAAGCCTACAACGCCTATCTCGCCAAGCGCCGCGTGGCGAACTGAACCCGTCATCTGAGGAGACACCACCATGGCGATCAAAGCCGTTGGCACCGACATCAGCATCGTCGCCTCGGGCGACCTTTCCGCGAACCAGTTCCGTGCCGTGAAGCTCGACGCGAACGGCCGCACCGTCCTGTCCGGCCTGGGCGACCTGCAGACCGTGGGCGTCCAGCAGGACAAGCCCACGGCGCTGGGCCAGCCCTCGATGGTCCGTATCTCGGGCGTCACCAAGGCCTTGGCCGGGGGCACCGTCGCCATCGGCGCGCGCGTGACCTCTGACGCCACGGGCCGCCTGATCACCGCCACGACCGGCAACCAGGTTCTGGGCATCGCCCTGACCGCCGCCGTGGTCGGGGACATCTTCACCGTCCTGCTCGACAGCCGCGGCGTCGTCTGAGCCATCACCCTTCTGAGGAGCATACATCATGCAGCCCACTCCCGGCGACGTTCATGTCAACGCCCCGCTTTCGAACATCTCCATCGCCTTCATCCAGGGCGCGGACAAGTTCGTGGCCTCGCGGGTCTTCCCCAATATCCCGGTCTCGAAGCAGAGCGACCGCTACTACATCTACAACCGTGGTGACTTCAACCGCGACGAGATGATCGAGCGCGCGCCCTCCTCGGAAAGCGCCGGGTCCGGCTATACGCTGGACAACACGCCGACCTATTACGCGACCCAGTTCTCGATCCACAAGGACGTGCCGGACCAGGTGCGCGCCAATGCGGACGCGATGCTGAACCCCGACCGCGAGGCGACGATCTTCGTCACCACGAAGGCGCTGATCCGCAAGGAGAAGATCTTCGTGGGCCGCTACATGACCACCGGCGTCTGGGCGACCGACATCACCGGCGTGGCCTCGGCCCCGGGCGGCAACCAGGTTCTCCAGTGGAACAACGCGAACTCGGACCCCATCGGGAACGTGCGCACCGCCAAGCGCACCATCGCCCAGTCCACGGGCTTCGAGCCGAACAAGCTGATCCTGGGCCGCCCGGTCTTCGACGTGCTGCTTGATCACCCGACGATCATCGACCGGATCAAATACGGCCAGACGGCCGGTGGCCCGGCGATGACCAACACCCAGATCCTCGCCCAGCTGTTCGGCGTGGACGAAGTGCTGGTCATGAACGCCATCGAGAACACCGCGAAGGAAGGTCAGACCGCGACCCATGCCTTCATCGGTGGCCGCGTTGCGCTCCTGACCTATTCGGCCCCGGCGCCGGGTCTGATGACCCCCTCGGCGGGCTACACCTTCTCGTGGACCGGCCTCTTGGGCTCGGGCGCGGAAGGCGGCCGGATCAAGACGTTCCGCATGGAAAACCTCGCCTCGGACCGGGTCGAGATGGACATGTGCTTTGACCTGCGCCTCGTCTCGGCCGACCTGGGCTTCTTCTGGAACACCATCGTCGCCTGATGATCGCCTTGGCGGGGGCATTCGTGCCCCCGCTTCCTCTCCCCCCTGATCGAGAGATTGAACCATGGCTTACCACCCCCTGCACCCCTTCACGCCTGGCGCTCGTTACAAGGTGGTTCGCCCGCCTGTCATGCTGGATGGGCGCGAATACACCTATGACGAAGAGCTGCCGGCCGACCTCGATGTGCGGCTTCTGGAGCTGCTTTACACCCAGCGCCGGGTCGAGGTGATCGGCCCCAAGGAAGTTCTCCCGATGGCCGCCGATGCGCAGGCCGAACCGCGCAAGAAGGCTCCCGCGAAGAAGGTCGAGCCCGAGGCCGCCGCCGCTGACAAGCCCCCGATGAAATACCGCGTGAAGCAGGCCGGGCTCGGCGGCTTCAAGGTCATCGGGCCGAACGGGGCTCCCGTGGGCGAGGGCCACAAGACCTATGCCTTGGCCGAGGCCGAGGCCGAGCGCCTGAGCAAGCTGGAGGCCTGACATGCCGCTGATCGTTGAGGACGGGACCGGGCTTGCCAATGCCGAGGCTTACCTCTCGGTCGCGGCGTTCAAGACCTGGGCCGATGCCTGGGGCAAGTCCTACACCGGGCAGACCGACACGGTGATCGAGCAGAAGCTCCGCGCCGCCTCGGCCTATATCGACACGCTGTTCCGCTACAAGGGCCAGCGCCTGCAGGCCGCCCAAGCGATGGAGTTCCCCCGCGTGAGCCTCGTGGACTGGTCGGGCCTGACCGTCACCGGCGTTCCGAACCGCGTCAAGACGGCATGCGCCGAGCTGACCTTCAAGGCCTTCTCGGAAGAGCTTTATGTCGACCTCGACCGGGGCGGCCGCGTCACCAGCGAAAGCGTGGGGCCCATCAGCGTGAGCTATGCCCCGGACGCGCCCGAGGGCAAGACGTTCCGCTTCGCGCAGCAGCTCCTCGCGCCTTTCGTGCGGAAGGACGGCGACCTCCTGAACCCGCCCTTCTTCTCGACCAGCGATGCGCCCATGTTCGAGATCGGCGGCATGGATAACCCGCCCATCGTCTCGGAGGAGTGATGGGCAAGTTCCTGTCCAACCAGCAGACGGCGGCCGCTCTCATCGCCAAGTTCGGCGGCACGGTAACGCTCAAGCGCAAGGTGCCCGGCACGTTCGACCCGGTCACTCAGGTCGAGACGGGGGGCACGGTCCAGAGCATCACCTTCCTGGCGGTGCTTCTCGCGCCATCGCGCCAGACCACCTATCACGCCGGGACGCTGGAAATTCAGGTCGCGCAAGAGGCCTATTTCGCGCTCAAGGGCCAGACCACCCAGCCCAGCGTGGGCGACGTGGTGACGGCCGGGGGCACGGATTACAAGGTGGCCTGGGCCGAGACGCTGGACCCGGCCAGCGACGGGCCGATCTACACCAAGGCCTATCTTGAGGCATGAAGGGATCGGCATCTCTCAAGGCCCAGATCGCGGCCTTTGCGCAGAAGAACGAGGCGCGGTTTGACGCCCTCGCGCGCCAATCCGTGCAGGCGCTCGCGCACGGCGTGGTCGAGGACACGCCGCTCGATACGGGCTTCCTGCGGGGCTCTTGGCAACCGTCCATCGGTGAGCCCTCGATGACCCATAAGGGCGAGATGGACGCGAGCGGGGGCCTGATCACGGCGAAGCTCGCAAGCATCATCCCGCAGATCAAGACCGGGGTGATTTTCCACATGATGAACAACGCGGCTTATGCCGGATACGTCCATGATGGCACTACCACCATGGCCGCGCGCCCCTGGGTCCAGAACAAGGTCGCGGCCTGGCCGTCCATCGTCCGCGACGTGATCAACGACCTGAAAGGCTGACCATGGCCGGAATTGCCACCCTTCATTCGGACATCAGGGCCGCGTTTCGCGCCAAGCTCCAGACTGTCTCTGGCCTGCCCAGCACCATCGAGTGGGAAGGCAAGGAGGCCAACCCGTCCGTAGACCAGCCCTACATGCGGGAAACGGTCACGCCGATCTTCTCCGATCCCCGCGCTCTTGGCCGGGGCGGCACGATCCAGCATCGCATCCTTTGCCGGGCGAAGCTCTTCTTCCCCTCGGACAATGGGACGCTTGCCATCGAAACCGCAGCCGGAAAGCTGCTTGAGGCATTCCCGCCCGGTTCCTCCCTTGTGTATGGCGCCACGAGCGGCATGGTTTTCAAGACCGAGACCTCGGGGCTGATCACCGAAACCGCCTTCATCAGCCTCACCGTCACCATCACTGTCACGGCCTACTCGGCCAATTAAGGAGACCAACATGGCCGTCCAGAACAATGTGGGCGTCACGCTCGCTTACAAGGAAGAAACCACCTTCGGCGTCCTGCCCGGCGCGACGGGCGCGCAGCTCCTGCGCCGCGTCTCGTCCAGCCTGGCCCCGGTGAAGGACACCTTCACCTCGAACGAGGTCCGGTCCGACCAGCAGGTTGCCGATGTGCGCCACGGGATGCGCTCCGCGCGGGGCAGCATCGACGGCGAGCTTTCGCCCAACACCTATGACGATTTCTTCGGCGGCGTTCTGCGCGGCGGCTGGGTCAACGGCGTTACCGTCGCCCCGTCCGACTTCGCCACGGGCGTGACCATCACGAACTCGATCTTTAACGGGCAGAATTGCTCGACCCTGACCTTCGCTGGCGCAGGCTCTCTTGTGACCAAGGGCTTCAAGAAGGGCGATGTGGTCGGCGCAACCGGCCTCACGAACCCGCTGAACAACCAGGACAGCGTTGGCAACCTGCGGATCGTCAACATGACCGCTGTGACCATGGTCGTCTACCCGCGCATCGTGGCGACGGCGCAGCAAGCCACGGGCTGGGCCATTTCGGTTCTGGGCCGTAAGCTTCTGGTCGGCAACACGAAGCGCAGCTTCACCATCGAGCAGTCTCTCCCCGATGCCTCGCTCTGGGAGAGCTACTCCGGCGTCCGGGTGAACGGCTTCTCGCTGAACTCGCCGCCCCAGGGCATCACGACCGTGTCCTTCGACCTGCTCGGCACCCAGTTCAACATGGGCACCTCCGCTGCGTATTACACCTCGCCCACGGGCGAGACCACCACCGGCCTTGTCGCCGGTATCGACGGGGCGCTGCGCCTGAACAACGAAGAGCAGGGCGTCATCACCGGCCTGAGCCTGAACGTCACGAACAATATGTCGATCCAGCCGGTCCTCGGCTCGACCTTTGCGCCGGACGTGTTCTACGGCCGCCTTGTGGCGACCGGCTCGGTGACGGCCTACCTCGAAGACGCGGACCTCGTGAACGCTTTCATCAACGAAAGCGAAGTCGATTTCACGGCTGTGCTGGAGGGCTCGGGCATTGCGCCGCAACCCTTCTTCTCGATCAACATGCAGCGCGTGAAGTTCACCGGGGCCCAGAAGCAGGTCACGGGCGACGGCGGCGTGATCGTGCAAAT